TTGATTGCTTCATTAGTTTATTATACTTCTTCCACTCAATACGAAGCACCGCAAGACGATCTTGCGGAATTTTGCCATTTTTTGGTTTACGTGATCTTGTACTATAAAGACCTTTGACAAGATGCATACTACCCATCCGAACGATCTCCAAATCCAAGATCTTGAAGACGCTCGAGAAGTTCAGTTTCTTCGTGAATGCAGGCGTGACGCATCGTCACGCACCCGTAGCAATCACATTGAATTTCGTTTTCTTCTTCCATTATTACATATCCTTGTAATGTTTTTTCCAAGTAGATCCGACAGTGCCTAGACCATTACCTGAAAGATATACTTGCCACATGATGCGTGATACTTCAACAGAATTTGGTGCTTTGTTGATATCATACTTTAAACGATTAACAACAATCTTTTTTGTTTTCTTAAAGTCGATTAAAGTGGCAGCTTGTGCTCGAGCTTCTGCAAGAGGCAGTTTGTCAAGCGTTTGAAGTACTTCGATATTCATCATAGACTCCTAAAAGTTATAATCGTAAAATTTAACAGGCTCATCAGACATACGCATACGCATTGCGCCACTCCAGCCTTTTTTCTTTATTTGCCATTGACCTTTTGCTTTTGACCAACGAGCGCGACAAGTTGTATTTTTAGGATTTGAAGTGATTATCCACTCGCCACCGTTATTCACAACGTGTGCCATAAAGCCGCCAACATGAGCTTCCATTTTCCAATCTGGGTCAATAACAGCATCCATTTCTCTGACAACAACTGTTTGATCAGAAATAACTTCAACCACTTCAAAAGGTGTTACATCTGAATATCCGTGGAAGTTGCAATACTTTTTAATTTTCTTTGCTTTTTCAATGCGGTCTGTACGCTCTTGTTCAATTTGTGCTCTAATGTTTTGTAATTTCGTATTCATAATATAGTGTCCTTTTGTTGTTTTGATAGGACCATTATACTATATTATTCAGATGTTGTAAACAAAAAAATGAGCATAAAACTCATTTTATTTCATTTTTGCGTAAATTGTAACATTTATGTTACAGTTCAGTTTTAAGCGTCTTTGGATCAAGCGTCGTGACGGATCGATGATTTATACGGCAACCTATGATACCATTATAATATTCGTCTGATATCAAAGCATGAGTGATCATTTGATAATATGCTTCGACATAAGACATTTCGCCTTTTGTTTTACAAAGATGAATTATTTCTCGATGAAATACTTCTGGGCCATGTTCGAGTAATAATTGATTGACTTTATCCGATGAGCCGTAATACTCTTTCCAATCAGATTCTTTAAAGAATTTTCTTTTACGTTTGAATCCTTTAAGAGGCTGCCTTGTAATTTTGCGAATAAAATTCTTTTTACCGATATATTTTTTATTATTATCAGCAGTATTCGTAATCACATATACAAACCCTTGATGTCCTTCTATCATATCTGAAGTAAAGGGCTTATCTTTATAAAACCAGGTCATTTTTTATCATTTCTTGTAATATTATTTCAGTATTATAACTTTATTTATAATATTATTATGATAGGAGAATCGTTACTGAAATATTATTATGATAAAAAGATATTGAGTCCTGTGGTAAGGTGTATTGTATGACTATACAACCATCTTTGCTCTGCTCGACCACAGAACCCTAATCTTCTTCTATATCTTCTTCAATCAATTCAGCTTTAATTAAAGATGCGCACATACAACAATTTTCAGGTATTAGATCTGATTCTTCACCTTGATCGTCTAATATCATATAAGTTGATAAGCATTCGTCGCATTCAACAATATATTTACTCATAAGCGTTTTCCCATTTACCTGTTAGTCCAGCTACTTCGTATTCTGTTACTCGGCCTTCAAAGAAGTTTGTATGATCAGCACCGTTTAGAATCCAATCAAGCCAAGGCAAAGGATTTTCTTTGACCTTGAAGTTTGGCTTCAAACCGAGTTGAATCAAACGTCGATCTGTTATATGTCTTATATATCTTTTTACATCGTCGGCATTGAGTCCTTCGACATCACCCATCTTATATGCAAGATTAATAAACTTGTCTTCAAGTTTCACTGCTATTCGTGACATTTCATATATTTCTGATTTGAATTCATCATTAACAATACGTGGATTTTCAGCACATAAAGTTTTAAAAATACGTGAGTTACCTTCAACGTGCATTGTTTCGTCACGGATTGACCATTCTACTACTTTACCCATTCCTTTCATTTTGCCATAACGTTGGAAATTAAGTAACATTACGAATGAAGCAAAGAGTGCAACGCCTTCGTTGAAAACAGAACGAGCCATTGATAAAGCAAGGCCGCGAATTGTACTAATATCATTATCAATCATGAACTCGATTTTTTCTACCATTTCGGTATATTCAAGGAATGCGTGGTATTCTGAGTCTGGCAGCCCAAGCGTTTCATTTAAAAGCGCGTATGCTCTTTGATGTATACCTTCACGACAGGCAAACGAACCAAGCATATTACGTATTTCATTGTTCTTAAACTTTGGAATGTAATAGTCATAATAGTTTTGACCAACCGCAACATCAGACTGAGTAAATAATCTTAAAATATTTGTGATATATTCTTTTTCAACTGGCGTTAATTTACCAGTTTTCCAATCACTCATATCTTCGGATAGTTCAACTTCATCTTCAACCCAATGAATTGCTTCATGCTTACGGGTTAATTCAACAGCCCACGGATAATGAAATGGCTTATACGTTTCTGAGAATTGCATCATTCCGCCAGTTTCTTTTTTGATCAATGAATCTGATATTTCCATGAATTGATCGTATGTACCAATTAACTTATCATCAATATAGATTTGTGGAACTGAACGAGCACCTGGAATTCTTTGATAAAGCGCAGCTCTCTCTTCGTTCGTTTCAAGCTTGTGCTCGATATATTCGTATCCATGAGATCGAAACCACTGCTTTGCTTTTTCGCAAAACGGGCAATTACTTTTTGAATAGATTTCTACTTTCATTTTTTATCCTTGGCAGTTGATGCAATCGTCTTGCGTTTCTAGGTTTTCTGATTCATAATCTTGTAGGGCATCTCTTTTCACTTTCAAAGAAACGTTTTCGGCTCTTGATCCTGCTTCTGTACGAAGATAATAAAGACCTTTACATCCATATTTCCAAGCATTAAAATGAACTTCATGCAGATATTTACGATCTGCTCCAGCAGAAAAGAATATGTTCAATGACTGTGATTGACAAAGATATTCTTGCCTTGCTCCGGCTTGTGCTACCACAACATTTTGATCAATTTCAATTGCAGTTTTGTAAACTTCTTTTATATGATCATCAAGGAAATCTAGATGCTGAACAGAACCATTTGTAGTAATAATTGAACTCCATATTTTTTCTGTATTCTTACCAATTTTTTCAAGATGCTTTTCAAGATTTGTATTTTTAATTAAGTGAGAACCAACTCTTGTTCTATGAGTATATGCATTCGCTTTGATTGGCTCAATACTTGGGCTTGTACCAATGATAATACTTGAATTGGCATTTGGAGCAATCGCTAGGAGATGGGCATTACGCTTACCTGAGCCAACCATATCCGGAGCTTCACCACGTTCTTTACCAAGAATATAAGTTTGCTTTTCAGCTTCTTCTTTGATATATTTAAAGATCTCATTATTTTTAGTAAGTGCTTCTTCTGATTCAAACGGAATTGATTTAGATTGCAAATACGCATGATATCCCATTGCGCCAAGTCCAAGCGAACGTTCACGATAAGCAGAATACTTTGCTTTTGATAAAGTATCTGGGCAATATTCAATAAAGTATTCAAGTACGTTATCAAGGAAACGGATGAGATCTTGAATCATATTTGTTTTTGACCATTTATCGTATTGCTCAACATTGACCGATGACAAACAACAAACAGCAGTTCGCTCTTCGTCTGTCGCAAGTTCAATCTCTGAACAAAGATTTGAGCCATGAAGAGTCAAGCCAAGATCTTTTTGCTCTTGAGGTAATGCGCGAATTGCAGTATCGATGAAATGAATATAAGGCTCACCAGTACGATATCTTGCTTCAAGTATTTGTTCCCACAATTTACGCGCAGATAATGTTTCAATTATGTCTTTTGTATGTGGGTCAATAAGGTCCCAAGTTCCATTTGCCTCAACAGCGTGCATAAAGCTATCTGTTACGTTGATGCCATGATGAAGATTGAGATTTTTACGATTGATATCACCTTGTGGAATTCTCATTTGAACGAACTCGACAATATCTGGATGTGATATATCTAAGTATGCTGCATAAGAACCTTTACGCGTTCTTCCTTGCTTATAAGCAGTCATATCAGCATCAACAGTATGAATAAAAGGAATTGGTCCAGGAGCTTTATCAGAGTTTGAACGGATTGAAGACCAATGACCTCCAACCCCACCGCCTTTGACTGATAGCCAACGAAGTTCACTTGTATGGTTAATAAGTCCTTCAAGAGTATCATCAACATATGTCAAGAAACAAGAAATCGGAAGAGCTTTTGGTTTTTCACCTTCTTTTGGTGCATTACTCAATACAGGAGAAGAAAACATAAACCAACCTTTTGAGGCATAATCATATATTCTTTGAGCGAATTCATCATCGCCATTCGAAAAACATTTTGCTGCTCGAGCAAATGCTTCTTGTGGTGATTTTTCATCCGGAAGACAATAATAATCTTTAATTAAAACATTTGCCTGGTCTGTTAAGTATTTGTCTCGACTGAGTTTTATTTTTACCACTATCTTCTCTCCGCTTTCTTTTGTCATGTGCTATTATCTATAATACAACAAATTTAGAGAAAAGTATATAGTAAAATAAAATTTATTTTTGAGGAGGGGGAGTTTCTTCTTTTGGCTTGACTGCTTCTTCGTAATATACAATCAAAGATTTTTGTTGATTAATATATCTACGAAGTTCAGCAACGTTCAAAGACATATTTTCATATCCTTTAATTGACATTGCTGCAATGACAAATTCGGTATTGACTTTTTTAAAGTCAGTAATAAATTCTTCAAGGTTTTCTTCAGTGACTACAAAGAACTCGACTGGATTTAAAACAACAGGCTTTGGCCTATTCATAATAGGTACATTCTGCTTTTGAATAACAGTTTTAGTCACTATTGTTTCAATTGGTTTTGGAGATTTAAATAAAGCGCATCCACTAATTGTTAGGGATAGCAGTATCAGACTCGATGTCTTTAAAAACTTTTGCAGTTCCATCATTAATTCTTTTTTCTATCTGAGCAGGTCTTTTCAATGCTAATA